ACAAGCGCGGAGACGTGCCCGGCGACGTGCCCGCTAAAGAATAACGGTTGTTACGCGGAGGGATATCCGCTCAAGGGCCGTTGGGACGAAGTAACGCGCGGGGAACGTGGCGGCAAATTATCCGACTTTGTTGCGCGGATCGCCGCACTACCGGCTGGAACATTCTGGCGCCACAACCAAGCCGGTGATTTGCCCGGCGATGGCGACACCGTCGATCGCGGCGGCTTGCTGGCTATCGTCGGCGCCAACAAAGGCAGGCGCGGCTTTACATATACGCACTATGACGTTCTGGAAAACAAAGAAAACCGAGCCGCCATTGCTACGGCAAACGCGCAAGGGTTTACCGTGAATTTGTCGGCTAACCACTTGGAACACGCGGACAAATTGGCGGCACTTGGCATCGCGCCGGTTGTGACCGTGCTGCCACATGATTTTGACGCGCGCAAAACCACGACGCCGGCAGGGCGCACGGTTGTGCAATGCCCGGCGACGTATCGCGATGACGTGACGTGTGCGACCTGTCAATTGTGCCAGCGTCAAATTAACCGCGCCATTGTCGGCTTTCCGGCCCATGGCATTCGTAAAAAGCGCGCCACCATTGTTGCACGCAACGCTTAACAGGAAAGGGCAATATCATGGAAAGCGTAGAATTACGGGATATTTGTATCGCCGCCATTGATGCAGCAAAGGCGTCGCGGGGCAAAAATAAGGGCCTGCTAAAGGCTACCTGCCCGCCAATGGGAACCGATGGCGCGGCGGCTTGGCAAGCTTTAATGGGATATGCGAATCCGTATAAGATTGGCATGGGGCATATCATGTTTTTTTCGGATCGCCAGCGCGCAATTTACCGCGCCATCGATGACGCATTGGCGGGCCATGATTTGCGCGGACTGGATCGCGACCGCGTGGCGCTAGAGGCGCTTGGCGCCTGGTAGACCATCCGCGCCTTGCCCCCGCGCCAGTCGCGCGGGGGCAATGGCGGGCGGTCTGCCCGGAAACAGGAAAGGGTAAAACAATGAAATCCATCTACATCGCCACCACCGAAGCCGGACGCGGCGTCCGCCAGGTTACGCAATTCGACGGTCGCCGCGATTTCCTCGCCTACGCCGACGATGTTCTGGCAATGGATAACGCCGGTAAGATGATCCGCGCTAAAAATACATCCATTGCAACGATTTGCGACGCGCTCGACGACAATGGCCCAGGCTTTGGTTCGCGTTGGCATCGCCGGGTGTTGCGCCGCGAAGCCGTTGAGCTTGCCCGCGATGGCGTCAGCAATAACCTTTATTTGTGAGGTGAGCGATGAAAATCATAGAAACAACCTGGATCGCCGCTGGCGCAATCCAGGTACAGGATCACGGCTCCGCTTTTATCGTGAGCTACCCAAGCGCGGTGCGCGGCTTTAACTCGCAGAAAGTTTTTAACAAAGCCGGACGCGGCGCCGGTTCGGCGTTGCGCGCCGCACGAGCGTATTTTCCTGTTGATGTTAGATGCTAACTACGTTATATTCTAACCATCAACCAACAGGAGAGAAGCAATGAATAAAGATATTCTTCACCACTATCGTCACTATAGGCAGCACCAGATCGACACTTATGGAAACTCGGGGTTATGGGTTGATGGCGTAGATCAACGCCAATTCACCGGCGGCGGTGCCGCTTACGGGCTCCATGCCTATGCCGCCTATTGGGCAGCGCGGAGACATATTTCTTTCGTTCAAGACCTTGGAAATATAGTGAGGTCGCACAAAAAGCGCAGCGCCGCCGCCAAGCGCGGCTGGAAAAATCGGCGCGCCACATGAACGCCAAATCCACCAAGGAACGCCAGCGCGACCATTACCAGCGCATGAAGGCGGCGGGGATGAAGAAAATCTGCGTCTACGTCCCCGCCGCAAAGGTGAAACACCTTAGAGACTTTGCGGCCAAGCTCCGCAAGTCCGATTAGGAGCGCTTGTGCGCGAACAGATAAGGGCAGCAAAATGCGAATAATTCACTTTGCCATCATCACGCTCGGCGTGGCCATGGCGATATATTTCGCCGGCGTGGCGGAAATCGCGCGCGCACTCGATTATCAAGAATGCGGCGGCGTATACTGCGCGCCCGCCGATCCGCCGGCGCGGCGATAGTCATGCGCCACGGTTTGCGCGACTACACCCGCCGCGACATTGACGCGGCGCTTGAAAGCCCGCACGTCCGGGACGCCGACAAGGCGGCGCTGCGAGCGGAATTGACGCGGCGCGAATGGCAGGCCGTCGCCGACGTATTCGAGCGCGGCGCGGCCTGTAACGGGTGCGAATACTATCATTGGTGGTACGCCAGTGGCGTAGGCTTTGACGCCGAATGCCTACTTTTATCCACGACGGGCGCCCAACCGTGGCAATGCCCGCAGCATGACAACGGCCCGAATGAAGGCGAGCAGGAGTAAAATTGGAATGACGGATAGACAATTTGTTCTTTACTTGCGCGTTAGTACCGCGCGCCAGGGCGCCAGCGGATTGGGCCTTGAGGCTCAACGCGCCCTAGTGGCGCCGTATGAGCGCCACATTATTGACACATATCAAGACGTGGAAAGCGGCAAGCGCGATGACAGGCCAAACCTTGCCCGCGCCCTGGATCATTGCAAGCGCGAGGGCGCTTGTCTGCTGATCGCCAAGGTTGATCGGCTATCGCGCGATGTCGAATTCCTATTCAAGATCAAAAACTCCGGCGTAGATATCCTTGCCGCCGACGCGCCGCACATGGGGACGCTCGAGTGGGGCATCCGCGCCGTGTTCGCGCAGCATGAGCGCGAGGAGATCAGTCGCCGGACCAAGGCCGCGCTGGCCGCTGCGAAAGCGCGTGGCGTCAAGCTCGGCTCTCCCAACCCGGCGGCTGGTGGCCGCGCTCGCGCCAAGGCAGGGGCCGCGCGTGTCAGGGCTTGCGAGGATGGCGCCTGGAGCGCTGTTAAGGCGCTGCATGACAACGGCGCGAGTCTGCGCCGCATCGCGGATTACTTAAATGAAGACGAAGCCCAAACCGCGCGCGGCGGGAGGTGGCATGCCTCCACCGTTCGCAATTTACTTTTGAAAAAAGGAGCAATTTGAAATGGTTGGTAAACTGACGCCTGACTACATGCTATCCGCTTCCCGTATCCCCGTGTTGATGGGGCTGTCGCCATACGCCACGCAAAATGAGCTGCTTAAGGAGATGGTCGATCTGGTTCACAATGGCATCAAGCCGCCCGCCTGGGCCGGGAACGAGGCCACGGAATGGGGCAATCGCCTGGAGCCAATCGTGCTGGCGGAAGCTGCGCGGCGCCTCAACCTGAAGAATGTCAAGTTCGACCACGGCGAGCCGTTCTTCCACCCCACGCTTGAGCTTGCATGCTCCTTGGACGGGACGGGAGACGGCGCAGGCACCGTCAAGACTGACGTGTCTAGCCTGATCTATTGCGCGAATGCGCCGCAGATCGACATCACCGGCCCTGGCGTATTAGAGGCGAAGGTCACGAGCGCTTTCCCAGAAGATTCGCCGCCGTCGCATCGAGGGCCGCTTCAGTTGCAAGCCCAGATGATGTGTACAGGGGCCGCATGGGGCTGTATCGCCACGCTCTATCGCGGCATTGAATTGCGTTTATTTATTTACGGCGAGGACGAAATGATGCAGCGCAGAATCGCGGAAGCCGTTGATGATTTCGAGCGGCGCAAAAGAGACATTGATTGGTATCCCGTCATTAGCAGCGACGATGCAGATGTTGCGTTTTCAAACGTCGATCAAGGCGCGCCACCGCTGGACCTTGATGCGCTCAACGCTTCTCTGTTAGTGTCTGATTTGCTGAAGGCGCGCGCCGACAAGGTTGACGCTGAAGACAGAATCGACGCAGCGCAGGCTGCGATCAAAGAAATAATGGGCAACCATGACGCGGCAATCGCAACGGTTGGGAATATGAAGTACCAGGTTGGCTGGGGAATGCGACATTACAAGGCCGCTCCCGAAAGGATTACGCCGCCAAAGGCAGCATACAGCGTTCGCAGTAAAACGCTTGCGATCAAGGAACTGCCATGACGCCAGCGCAAAGAAAAGTTTATGATGAGATTGCGTCTTACATCATGTTGTACGGACATTCGCCGGCTCATCATGAAATCGGTGAGGCGCTGGGCCTGAACACCTCAACAATTACGAGGTGCATTGAGAGGCTGGTGGAGGCCGGTTACATCACCAGCATCCCCGGCGCGGCAAGAACACTTAGGATTGTTAGGGAGCCATAAATGGGACGATACAAAAAACTGAGAAAGAACGAATGGTGCTCTATGATTACGCAGTGCCGCGAGGAAGCCGGGTTAACGCAGCAACAGGCAGCGAAAGCTGCTGGGCTGTCAAAGAACCACGTCTACTACATTGAAAACAATATCGTTTCGCCAACCGTCGTCACGCTTGACGCGCTGCTCAAGGTGTACGGCTATGAACTGGAGATCGTAAAATGTCACTGAAGGAACGCCTTAAAGAAATTCGCTATGAAGTGATGGTCCACCTTGGCCTGATCGAGCCACCAGAAGCACCGCTGTCGTCGCGCCTAATCGCGCTGCACGTTGTCACCACCACGCTTTCGACTGGGCGGCACTGGTGATGCGCTGCGAAAAATGTCAAGGGACCGGCAAAGTCAAAGGCATTGCCTGTTTTCGTACCGGCCAATCGATTGAAGTCGAAATGCCCTGCCGCCAATGTGGCGGCACGGGCGTCGGCCACTGCTGCGACGGGCTGCAAGAGCAGCCGGAAGCGTCCGTTTGTGAAGGGGATAAGGAATGACTGATCTAGTTGAACGGTTGAGGCTTCATGCCTTTGGCGACCACTCCATTTTCGATGAAGCCGCCGCCGCTCTGGAAGCGGCTTACCGCTGCATCATCGACGGGACACGAGCATTCTGCCCGCCTATCGAGGATGGCGCGGATATTCGGCGCTGGTTCGATGAACACGACGCTACGATCCAATCTGTCATCGCATGGAAAGATGCACAGAAACAGACCTCCGTCTCGAAATCCGAAGGGACCGAAAAATGACCGACGACGACAACGCCAACGCCTTGCGCCCGCAGCGTCCGAAACCCGAGGCCGAAACTGTCTCGCGCTCGTATGGAGAAACGGACATCGACGCGGCATGGCGGATGCGGGAATACATACAGCCGGTCAAAAATGCGAAGCGGCTTTTCGACTACCGGCTATGCCGGAATCACGGATGGAACACCCGGCCTTTCGGGTGGAATTGGTAACGAGCGTTAATTTTAGGGTTGACAGTTAGAATATAACTGGTTATAATCTAACCATCGTCAACAAGCGGCCACAGGAGGCCACCATGCTTCGCCCCATCGTAAAAGACGCCTTTAAGGTTTCCGAATTACGACATCAGTTTTTCGACATTGATATAGCAGATGGTTATCTACAGGGCGGGACCGAGGCCGAGGTTATGGCCCAGGTTAATGAAAAGTATGACGATGCGTACTTGCTTGGTGAGGCCGCGAACCGCCTCGACATAGCTATGGACCCGTACAATCAAGATGAACCTGAGTGGCGTAAGGATGCCAATCAACTTCGCCGCTTTATTAAACGGTGGTCAAAATGAGTGCGGCTAAATCAAACAGCGAGAAGCAGCGCGACCACTACGAGCGCATGAAGGCGGCGGGGATGAAAAAGGTCTGCGTCTACGTTCCCGCCCCAAAGGTGAAACAACTGCGCGACTTCGCGGCCAAGCTCCGCGAGTCCGATTAAAAGCAGTTTTGGGTTTTGGCGGAAATCAAAATTAAGCCGGGGCCTTATTTTAGAAATGAGCAATTATGGGCGGCGACACGGTGATATTCTGCCGGCCGTAGCACGTCTCAAAAGACGGAGCATCTTGTGGGGTTCCAGGCAGGCCCCACCCGCCCACCAGACAAACGAGGGGTTTTGTTAAGCGACAGCCTCGGCCTCATTGAATCTCGGTTGAGGGCGCATCGGCAGAGCCGAGAGAGCCGTGTAAGGGCGGTCCATGCCTTCGGGTGTTGGGTAAGTCGCTATCGCTTTCCGGGGCTGTCACT